CGGCACGATCTTGTTGGGCTTGCGGCTGGCGCGGTTGAAGTGAAAGATGAACTCGAAGCTCGGCGCGAAGCGACCGGCCCAATCGCCAGGCATACCCGGCCCCTGGTCCCACACGTACCAGGCGAAGCGCCGCCAACCCTGCGTGCGCATCCAGCCGAGCCAGGCGTCCCAGTAGGGCACGAACTCGTTGTCGCGGTGGATGAGGCCGAGGTTCACCAGCACCTGCGCGTCGTCGGCCATCGGCAGTCGGGCCAACACGCCGCGCATCAGCGCATCCCAATCGGCGATGCCGCCGGTCGTGTAGTCGCGCTGGTTGCCGTAGGGCGGCGATGTGAAGCACAGCCGCGCGCGCTCGCCCTGCATCAAGGCGGCAACCACGCCCGAGTCGGCGGCGTCGCCGCAGATCAGGCGGTGCGGACCGAGCGCCCAGACATCGCCGGCGCGAGACACCGGGACTGCCGGGGTCTCAGGGACGTCGTCAGCAGCGTCGTCGCCTGCCTGTTCCTGCTCGCCGTCGCCGCCCGTCGTCTCGTCGGCCAGCAGCGCATCGATCTCGGACTCGTCGAACCCGGTCAGCGCCAGGTCGTAGCCTGCTTCGGTCAGCTCAGCCAGCTCCAGCGCCAGCAGTTCCTCATCCCACCCGGCTTCGAGCGCGAGGCGGTTGTCGGAGATGACGTAGGCGCGCTTCTGCGCCGGCGTCAGGTGGCCCAGCTCGATCACCGGCACCTCGTCGAGACCGAGCTTGCGGGCAGCAGCGAGCCGTCCATGCCCGGCGATGACGCCGTTGTCGCCATCGACCAGCACCGGGTTGGTCCAGCCGTACTCGACGATGCTGGCGGCGATCTTGGCCACCTGCGCGTCGGAATGCGTGCGCGGGTTGCGGGCGTAGGGAATCAGCGTCTCGACCTTGCGGTAGTCGACGTTGAGCATGTTCAGGATCAGGACCTCGAATGAAAACGGCCCGGACAGGCAAGGAGGCAACCTGTCGCGGGCCGAGGAAATAGAAACGCCTCCGCGAGGGAGGCGTCGGGCCAGTGATGCGATCACTGGCGGGGCTGGAAGAACCGGGGTGCAAACCTGCAAACCCTGCAAACCTGGGTTTGCAGTCGGACGCTAGGCGAATGCCGCGCTCGCGCCCCCCGCATGGCGATTTCGGGAGGAAGGACCCCTTTTGCCTCGGGCTCCCTGCGCTGCCTGCACCGATGTCCAGACCGTAGCGGAATACTACGTCCGCACAGCCGCTTTTGTTGCACCCCAGGCCAGGGCCGAAATGGACAACGATCCGAAAGCGAGGACAGCAGACCGAAGCATTACCCCGCGTGGCCCACGAGTTTGGACGCAGGCGCGGCGGGTTCACCGTTGAGCCGGTCCGCCACCGTCTGCAACGCCTTCTGCCACCGCCGCCATGCGGTCGTGCGGTCGCAGGCGAAGCGGATCGTGATGTCGCGCCAGCCGTAGCGCTTGGCCCGCATCCACACCAGGTGACGCTGCTCGACCTCCAGCCACTGCACCCACTTCATAGTCTCCAGCATGCGGTCCACGGCTTCAGGGCTGGGTGGGAAGGGTCGGTAGACCTTCTCGTCAGCCGCGAAGGCTTCCCACTCCTGTCGCACGAACACCGGCCAGGTGTTGAAGTAGCCCTGCACCCGCACGGGGGGCAGGCGTCGTCCGGTGGTGGCGGCTTCTTCGAAGCGCGCGGCCACGTCCTCGATGGTCCAGTCAACCACGGCGCGGCCCTCCCGTCCCGTACAGGCGTTCACCGATGCGGCGCACGAATTCCCGCTCGACGAAGTCCAGTCGCTCGTCCGTCTCGTTGACGACCAGGATGTGCTGGTCACGCCAGCCACGTTGCTTCACGGCCTCGAGGTCGGTCACCTCGGGTTGCAGCTTGCCAAGCGGGCAGTGGTAAGGGGGTGTCGGGATCTTCATCTCACACCTCCTGCGTGGCGCCGTGGTCCTGCATGGCCCAGCGCAGCAGCGCGAGCGCATCCGCTTCGTTGTCGTCGGCGGGCTGGTGACCGAGGCGGCGTACAGCCGCAATCACCTCGTCCTTGCTGGCGTTGCCGCGTCCGGTCGCGTGCCTCTTGATCGTGCCAACAGGAACGCCCTGGTAGGGAATCTGGTGGTGCTCGCACCAGGCGGTCAGCGTGGCGAGAAAGCCGCCGTAGGCGTGTGCAGCGTCTGTCGAGACATGGCGGCGCACTTCCTCGAAGTACAGCGCGCTGATGCCGTCGCCATGCGCCTTGATCTCGGTGAGCCAGCGCTTGAAGCGCAGGTAGCGCATCCCGCCGCCTTCGAAGCGCTGCGGGCGGAAGCTCTCGCTGCCGCTGGTGATGTGGCCGTCGCTGCCGCGCAGCGCCCAGCCAGTTCGGGTGCCCAGGTCCAGGGCGAGGAGGGTCGGGGTCATGTGGGTGTCCTTGTTCGGGACTGACGCATCGGACGGACCACATCGAAACCCCTTGAGGCGCGTGCACGCGCGCCCGCGCGGGAAAACTAACGACGTAGACCGTCAAATCCGTCAGTCGGTGATTCGGGGCATGGCGGTCAGTGATCGGCGTAGGGGGTGTAGGCGGGCACGGGCGGGCTCTTGAGGCCGACGCCCCGGAAGCCGCGCAGCCCCACGGTGTTGCGCCACTTCTCGACGCCGCGCGTGAGCAGCAGGTCCGCAAAGCGCTTCTGCGAACCCGCGAACTCGCCTGCGGACTCGGCCCACTGCTTCCAGTCGGTGAACAGTTCGGCCGTCAGCGACTTGGCGTTGGCATCGCGCACGCAGCGCTCGTCCAGCCAGCGCCCAAGCGCGTCCTCGGCTTCGAAGTACTCCTCGGTGGCTTCGAGCACCTGCTTGGGCGGATCAAGCCGGCCGAGGCGCTGCCAGTCCAGGCAACCCTGCACGGCCCAGGCCAGGATGCCATCGCGCTCGGCCAGGAGCTTGTGCTGCAGCAGCTTGTCGCGGCGCTCGGGCGGCACGGTGATCGTGAACGGGATCAGGTGCAGCCGCCGCTTCATCGCTTCATCGATGTTGCGAATGGCCGGCTTGTGATTGCCGGCGACGAAGAGCTTGAACTGCGGAAAGAACTCGAAGAAGTCCTGCCGCATGAAGCGCGCCGAGATCTTGTCGCCCCCAGTGAGGCTCTTGACCTTGGACTCGGCCCAGCGACGTCCTTGTTCGGTTTCGATGGCAGCGACGAAGCGGGCGCCGCGTAGGCCCGCCATGTCGGTCGGGTGGCGGTCGGTGCGCGTCTCCATGAAGGTGTCCATCGGCGCGTTGGCCGCGTAGTCGCCCAAGATCGTGGCCAGCGTGTTGACGAACACCGACTTGCCGTTGGCGCCCGTGCCGTACAGGAAGAACAGCGCGTGCTCCTGCGTCGAGCCGGTCAGCGCGTAGCCCGCCATGCGTTGCAGATAGGCCTGCAGCGCGGCGTCCGCCCCGGTGACTTCGCTGAGAAACTGCCGCCAGGTCGGGCAGTCGCCGGCCGGGGACGCCGTGGTGATCTTGGTCATGCGGTCGCCCCGGTCATGTCCGCGCTGGCGGCCGGTGCGCAGGTCGACCACGCCACCGGGCGTGTTGAGCAGCCAGGGGTCGGCGTCCCACTCGGCGGTGGTCGCCGCATGCCGCCGATCGGCACGCGCCAGCCGTTCCACGCCACCGACGGTGCCCGAGGTCGCGAGCTTGGCGGCCACCTTTGGGTTGTCGGCCTGGACGGCGGCGTGGCGGCAGACGCCGCGGATCAGGTCCGTCGCAGCCAGCGTGTCCTCGGTGCGCCAGCGCTGACCGTCCCACACCAACCAGCGTCCCCAGGCAGCCACGTAGCGCCAGTCGCGGTGGTAGCGGCGCGTGAAGGCCAGCGCCAGCGCGTCCTCGGTGCCCCACACCGATTCGTCGGTGCCCACCACCGGCTCGCCGGGGTCGGCGATGTCGTGCATCTGCACCCGCGGGCCGTGCGCCAGGAAGGCGGCCACGTCGAAGCCCTCGGCCACCGCATCGGCGGCGTCCCAGCCCTCGGCCGCGTCCTCGGGCGGATACAGGATGTGGCAGGCCTTGGCACCGGCTGCGAGGATGGCCTGGGCGGCCTGCACCGCGTACTCCCAGCCCGGCTTGTCGCGGTCGGGCCAGACGAGCACGGCCTTGCCGGCCAGCGGCGACCAGTCGGTCTTGTCCACCGGCGCGTTGGCGCCGTGCATGGCGGTGGTGGCGGTGATTCCGGCATCGATCAACGCCTGCGCGCACTTCTCGCCTTCGACGAGCACCACCTGCGCCGCGCTCGCCAGCCCCGGCTGGTTGTAGAGCGGCCGCGGCTCGGGCGGCGCCATCTTGCGGCGGCGCGCGTCCCAGGGCCTGAACTCCTTCTTGCGGCCGGGCGGGTCGTAGCGGTAAACGACCGCGATCAGCTTGTCGGCCGCATCGAGGTAGTCCCACTTCGCGGTGGCCGGGCCGAGGTCATCGACCGGCTGCTCCTTCTTGCCCCGGCGCGCGGGCGCCGGCCGGGCGCGGCCGATCAGGTCAGCGGCCGCGTCCAGCACGCGCGGAAAGTCGGCGTTGACGTCGGCGCCGATGTGGGCGGCGATCAGGTCGAAGATGTCGCCGCCGTCGCCGGTGGCGCGGTCGGTCCACAGGCCCGCCTTCTCGCCGTCGAGCACGACTTCCAGGCTGTCGCCCGGGCTGCCGAGCACGTCGCCGATCAGGAACTTGCCGCGGCGCTTCTTGCCTGCCGGGAACAGTGCGAACAGCACCGATTCGAGCCGGGACAGGATGTCGCTGCGGAGTTGGTCGCGCTGACCGTCGAGACCGCGTTCGGGGGCAGACGAAACATCGTTGTAGTCGATCATTCGCCCCCCTTGACCGAGGCGCCGCCCGCGTCATCGCGGCCCTGCGCCGCCGAGCTGCGGGCCGCCCAGGCGGACAACTCGGAGGCGCGGTAACGCACGAGTCCGCCCATCAGGTAGTGCGGAATGCGGTACTTGCTGCGCATCGCCGGGTCGGCGAACCAGTAGTACGGAAGCCGCAAGGACGCGGCCGCCTGTTTCGCGTCGATCATGGGTTCGACGGCTGCTGTGGCATTCGGCGCTGTGCTCATGCCGGGCTCCTCCAGCACCGGTCCTGCCACGGGCACATCCGGCACTCGAAATGGGTGGATTCGGAGAACGATCGCGGCAGCAGCTCGCCCGCTTCGGTGGCGGTGATGACCTTGATCGCGCGGTCGGACATGCGCTGCGCCAGCCCCGCATCGAAGGGCACCAGCTCGGCGTAGATCTCCATCGTGTCGGCGTTGATGGCCATGAACAGCGCCGGGTGCTCATGCAGTTCCAGGTAGGCCTGGTACAGCGCGACCTGGGCGGCATAGACCGGCTTGGCCACGGCCAGCCGGTGCTTCTCCAGCTCGCGCCAGGACTTCGAACCCAGGCACTTGTTCTCCCACAGCGCCGGGTAGCCGAAGCCGCGACCCAGGTCCGGGCCAGCCACCAGCACGCCATCGACATGGCCCTGCAGGCGGCCCTCCAGGGCCGCGAAGCCGAACTGCTCGCCGCTGGCTTTGCGGGTGCGCAGGTCGAAGCCCGCCGCACGCAGCCAGCCGACGACGCAGTCCTCCACCACGTGCCCGCGCTCGAAGATGCGCAGGATGCGGCCCTCGGTGTCGCGGCCAGCGTCCACCGGCGCCGCGGCGTACTCGTACTGCAGCGCCCGCTCGCACGCCGCACCCAGCCGCGAAGCGCCAAGGTAGGTGCGCCGAGGGTGCGCGGCGCGGACGCGTTGCAGTCCGGTGTCGACCAGAGCGGTCAACTGCCCGGAGAAGCTGGCGGAAGCGTTGAAGTCGATCATGGCTTCCTCCGGCTCGTGCTTAGCGCGGGCTCTTCCCACGGCAGGTCGTCGGCCATGTCGGCGAACGGCGTGGCCAGTGGGTCGGGCGTCGGCGCCATGCCGCGCACGGGCGGAAACTTGGTCGCCTCGTGGTGCACAACCATCGCTTCCGTGTAGCAGGTGACGATGGCGTCGATGACCTGCAGCGCTTCAGCTTCGGAGTAGTCGCCCAGCGGCTTGGTGAAGCCGATCTCGCCCGCGGCCTCGCCGAACGCCTTGAGGCACTTGCGCATCGAGGCGAGTTCGACGTCAGACGGATCGATCATGGCGACCTCCGTCCTGCGCTGCGCGTCGTCCTTCACCCGCAGCCAGTGGCCATACAGCGCATGGAACGCGTCTTGGCAACGCCGGGAGCAGAACACCCAGTCGATGGGGTAGCGCCGGGGATCGCCCACACCGTGGCGGTTGTCGGTGTGGCCGAAGCCCCGGGCCTGTCGTGTGCAGACCCAGCATTTCATGAGCCTCCCGTCACTGCGCCCAGGCGGGCTTGCCGGGGACGGCCGGCCGGGT